CATAAGCCCTCAGACTTCGCCAAAACGCCGTTGGAGCGTTCGTCGTTTCGGCTCGCAGATGGCAAGTCAAACATGGAAATGCTATAGCTAACGCGCAAAAGAAACTCGCCCAAGAGCAAAAGGAAGCCGCAAAAGCGGAGGCTGATTTAACCGCGATTAAGGCGGAGGCTGCAAAATCGCAAGCGGCCATTATGACAGAGAGTATCGAAAAGCAAATTGCGGCCATGAAAAACTATGAAAAGCAGATGGCCGAGCTTGCGAAAAAAGGGCTTGACGAGGGGCTTTTAAAAGAATTGCGCAAGATGGGTCCTGAGGCTAACGAGTATCTTGAGGAATTAAACAAGTCAAGCAAGCCGGAATTGGATAAACTGTCTAAGGCGTTTCAAGAAGAATACGAATTAGCGCGGAAATTGGCCGTTGAGGAATTAGAAGGGCTGCGCAAGGACACGGACGAGCAGATAGGGGCTATTTTAGATACGCTCACACAAAAGATGTCGTCTGAGGCTAACCCCGTCGGCGCAAATATGATTTACGGCATTTTAGAGGGCATAGACGAAAATAAGAGTACGCTCGCTGAAACCATTGAGAGCGTTATGCAGGGCGTTATTGACCGCGCGAACGAAACGCTCGGCATTCATTCGCCGTCTAAGGAGTTTAAGGATATTGGAACATACGCGGGCGACGGTTTTGTTAAAGGCGTTGAGGGCGTAAAATTGCCCGATAAACTCGCGAAAATCGGGCGCGATATGATAAACGCGGCGGCTAAGGCGATAAGCGCGGAAGCGGGCGCGATGGCCGCCGCGATGAAAAACGCCATGCAAAAGGCCGCAGAATGTTTAATCAGCCTTTCGCCGCAATTTGCGAGCTTGGGGAAAAATATGGTTCAAGGGCTTATAAACGGTATAAACAGCATGAAAGGCGAGGTCGCAAAGTCTGTGACGGCTATCGGCAATACCGCCGCAAACGGCGTGAAAAAGGCTTTGGGGATAAAATCGCCGTCTAAGGTCGGGCTTGAGATAGGCTCTAATTTTGTCTCGGCTATCGCCGAGGGGCTAAGCGCCGAAATGTCCGCCTTGGAAAAAGAGATTGCCAAAATTGACGGTATAATGAGCGGCGTCGAGGGGTCTTTCGATATTGAGGGCAATATAACGCGCAATATTGATATGTCGCTTGACGGCGTAAGCGCGGGGGCGTTTTCGCGTAACACCGGCGGCGTTACCAATAATCAGATCGACAGGGGCGTTACGGTGAATTTAAACAATTACGCGCCGATTAACTCAGATATGGATATAAAGAAAATCGCGCTGAGGTTAGGCGATTTAATGGCGCAGCGGGAGCGGAGCAGGGGGCTGATTACGGTATGACAAAAGGCAGTTTTGATTTTGAGGCGCAGGGCGCGTCGGGCGTAAGGCTTAACAGCTTTGACGCATGGGGAGTTAAGATTAACGCTTATGACGTTTTTTCCGCGCCGAAACGCGACAGGAAAATAACTATACCGTTTCGCGACGGCGCTTATGACTTAGGACGCAAGTATTACGACGAAAAAATGATTATTTTGGATTGCGGCGTAAGCGCGGCAAGAGCCATGACAAAAAGCGCTCTGCGGGATATGGCGCGCTGTTTGACGCAAAAAGGCAGGCTGTATCTGTGGGATGAGCCGGATAAATACTACGTGTGCGAGTTGATTGACAGCGCGGAATTGACGGTTTTAGGCAATTACGCATCGCTGCAGTTCAGTTTGCCTATGCTCGCGGAGCCGTTCGCTTACAGAGACGTAGAGCCTTTAACCTTTACCGGAGCTCAAGCGGTTAATTATGCGGGAACGGCGCGGACGCCCGTCAGAATTGAATTGACGGGTTTGGGGGCGGAGCTTGAAAATATTACGGTAACCTTTACCGATTTAAACGCGAACGCGGCTGAGATGAATATTAACGCGGCTTTAAGCCCCGGCCAAAGCATAGTTTATGACAGCGGGGAATGTACAATATATAAAGACGGCGAAAATATTATAAATACGTTTAACGGCGTATGGCTTAAATTAAGCGAAAATGTCAGAAGCGTGAGCGTGGATAAAGGGCAGTGCGTTTTGACGTATGCCGAGAGGTTTATTTAATGTTAAACATTTACGGCGCGGACAGAATCCTGACAGGCGTTTTGGAAAACGCTTTTGACGTGACCGTCAACCAAAAAATCAACGCCATAAATTATCTTAACTTCTCGCTGCCTTTTAACGATAAGAAAAATGATTTGTGCGTATTTAACAATTTAATTAAGTATGACGGCGATTATTACAGAATTATAAGCGTAGGCGAGGAATACGGCGAAAGCGGCGCGGCTGTTTATAAATGCGAACACGTTTTCGGGCTTCTTATGAACGAGGTTATTTTAAATAAGCTGCCGTTATCCGAAAGGCCTATTGACGCCGCTTTAACCGCTATTTTCAGCAATCAAACGGAAAACGCGGCGTGGACGCTTGGGCGGTGCGATTTTACGGAAACGGTTATTGTGGACGTCGTAAACGTAACGGTTTTAAAAGCCATTCAGAGCGTTACGGAATACTTGGAAGCGGATTATTTATATACGTTTGACTGTTCGGTTTATCCGTATGTTTTTAATTTAATAAGCGTAAATACGGACATTCCGCCAAAGCATACGATAACGGGCGGCAATAATTTGGTTTCGCTCAGCAAACAGGAGGATTATACGTATTTATGCACACGGTTATATCCGTTAGGCAATAAAATAAACATAGCGGACATAAACGGCGGCTTGCCTTATATACAGAGCCCGTCGGAATATACGGACAAATACGGCGTCATATCGCAGGTGTGGAGCGATTTACGCTTCACGAACAAACAGAATCTGCTGAGCGCCGCGAGGGTTATTTTAAAAAACAGGCAGGAGCTGAACGAGCGTTATGAGGTCAGCTATACGGATTTTAACTCAGCGGACGTTAAGTTAGGCGACGTGACGGAGATTAAAGACAGCGGCGGCAAGCGGTATATTAAAGCGTACATTACAGAGATTGACATTAAAGAGCAGGAAAATGAGCTGTCCGTTATTTATATATCCAAACAGGAAAAAAACCTTGACGCGATTTTAGCCAAAAGAGCCGATAGGCAAAAAGACTTGGAACAGGCGCTGCAAGATATAGACGCGGGCGATATAATAGACAATTCTACGATTGAAAATATTGTAAACAATATTATAGACGATAGGCTTGACGAATTAGAGCCGGTCGAAAACACTTATAACGGTCCTTTTGTCGTTCTCTCCGAAGCCGGGGCGCAGGTAAGAACGTTTGGCTACAGCTTGGGGGATTTGTTTACAAGCCCCATAAGCTACGTGATTGCCGACGGGGAGCCGCTTTTAACTTATGTGTTCGGGGAGCCGCGCGGCGAGTATTACATACAAGGGGTTCCCGCGATACTTGGCTGGCGGGGTCTTACGGAAGCGGATTTCGCGCTGTGGACGCATTATGTCCAAAGTTTCACCGTTACGTCCGAATTAGGCGTTGTGAACGCTCATGTGGAAATTGAAAGTTATAACTACGGCGGCTATCCGAGCCTCCGCCCGCGCTTGTGGGTAAACGGCGTAATGGTGTGGGAGCGGCTAACTTATCAGGGTCTGCTTAACGCAAAATCCCCGGTTAAATGCGGAATAGTTATCTCGTCGGGCTTCAAGACCAAAATGGACTCGCAGGGCATTTGCGGCGGCGTTACCCCGGGACTGTATATAACCGTGGTATAGCATTTCCGTTTGACATAAGCCCTCAGACTTCGCCAAAACGCCNGTTTCGGCTCGCAGATGGCAAGTCAAACATGGAAATGCTATAATGGCGGGGTATTATCAGTATCGGGGAAACTTCAACCCGCCCGATTCCGCCCCCGTAGAGTTTGCCGTATTAGACACGACATGGGGCCCGTTTGAATGGACGCTTCCCGGCGGGGCGAGGACAGCCTGTCCGCTTGAAATGACAAAATCGGAAGCTCTCTACGCCTTAAACGCGACGGCCATACGCACAAGCACGGTGGTTGTGCAGGCGTCGGTAAGTTAAATAAAAAGGCGGTGAGCCCATGATAGACAATTATATAATACGCCCTGCCGCGATAAGGTTTTTAAGGGCGAACGGGGTTGATTTCCTGTACGCGCCTTCCCCTTACTACACCTCCGGGGGGTTCGGCGATATTTTAAGCTGGTGCCACGCCAAGTTAGACCGTAACCATATATGCAAGTTTAAAGTAACCCTGCTTTCCGTCTACGAGTATCATTCGTCGGGCATGACGGTTTTCAGGCAAGGCAANTATTTCGGCGANGGCACGATGGCCGACGTTGACGCGGTTGTGCGTTACGCGGCGATATTTCCGTCAGGGGTAGATTCAAACAGAAATGTCAGCTGGGGTTTTTTTCTGACGGGGCAGTTTCGCAGGGGCGCTCCGCCGGACGATATCGGGCTGATTTTTTCAACCGGCGTGAGTGTTTCGGCAAGCTCAAAACTGCTTTTGATATGCTTCGAATCAATAAACGTTAATGACCCGCGAAGCCCTACGCGCCCGATTCATTTAACGCCCGTCATATATGAGGCGAACGGCGCGTATACGGTTCCGCAGGACAGACATAATTATAATAATCCGGTGAACGTTACGCTTTGGTCTTATATGAGCGACAGAGAATTAACGGCGGCCTACGCGCTTGTCAATTTCTTTCTGACGGTCTTTGTCTATATCTTCTATCAAGTCTTGTTCAAGCTGTTTGAGTTTTATATATTCAACGGTGTTTTCTTTCTCTTTTGCGAGCGTCTGTTGGATAATGCCTAATTCTTCCTCTTTATTCTTTTTAAGGTAGTTTTTATAATCGTCAAGCGTCATTTTTTTCTGATTGGCGTTTTTTGTCATCTCCGCAGTAAGTTTGCTGTCTGCGGCATGACTTGCGGCGCTTATTTTTTCCTGCTCTTCGGCGACAGACGCGGCGGCGCTTTTCGCTTCAACGGCAAACTGCTTGATGTAATTGCCGTAATTATTGTAAAATTCCGTACCTGTAACGGTCGCGTTCGCCGCGCGTCTTATGGCGTCGCCGTTTTCGTTGATGGCGTCTGTCGCGTTTTTTGTCTGTTGCTCCGCGCTGCCTAAGCCTGCCTCTAATTCCCAATATGATTTATTCAGTTCGTCTACGACGTAAATCAAATCTTGGTTTTGGTCAATGTTATGCTCGCCCTCTTCTGCCATTGCCGCAAGTTGGTCGGCAACAGAACCCATTATCCCAACTTGCTCTTCAAATTTTTTGCCCGTTTTTTCTTCAAGATCGTGCAATTTTTCAAGATACCGCTTACGTGCCTCGTCTCGTTCCGCTTGCGCTTTAGCCTGATTTTTAATAGCCTCCGTCAGCGTATCTTCAAGTATTGCCGCCTTAGCCCGCGCGACCATAGCGTCAGTATTGCGCAAAAGAACTTCTGTGGACACGGTCATACCCGTTGTTAAATCAACGAGCTTGTTTATTTGCTCGTCATACGTCAAGTTAAGCTCTTCATTCTCTTTATTCAGCGAGCTTACAAGCGCCTTTATCGCCTCGGCGTTGCTGCCTTGTTTGTCTTGATTGGCGATTAGCTCACCGAGGCTCATCACCATTGTTTTATACGTCGCCGCGCTTTCCTCTCCTTTGTCGGCTACATCTTTCAGCGATTTGGCAATTTTGGCGTTTCCTTCGTATACCTCGTCAGCCGCTTTTTTAAACGCTTCAAGTTCCGCCGTTTGCTTGCGCCATTCGTCTGACATATCATCTGTATAATTAATAAGCGTAACAAACGCCGTGCCTAATAACGCAATCCCCGTCAAAACAATGCCTATCGGATTAGCGTTCATAGCCGCGTTCCACGCCCATTACGCAGCTTCGGCAAGCGCTATTTGCCCTGTTAATACGGCAATTACAACGCCGTGAGCGGTAACCGTCGCCGTTTGCGCTGCTGTCGCCCCTGTGCTCGCCGCGACCGCCGCCGCGCGGATTGTTTCCGCCGCCGTAAGCGCGGCGGCATTAGCGGCGCTTATGAGCAATCCGGCATTATACGCGGCCATCGCGGCTACAATAGCCGGAATAAATTTTGAAACGCCGTCCAAGATATTTGTTAAACCCGCCAACGCGTTAATAACCGTAGGAATGGCGCTGACCGCAAAATCCAATAATTTAGCGACAAGACCGCTGAATTTTTCCGCTAATTTATCGACGCCTTCTTTCAGCGCGCCGCTTTTTATGTTTTCCGCAAGCTCGGCAAGCGATTTGTTAGCCGTTTTAACCGCTTTCGTTAAAGGCTCTTGCATTTTCTCGTAAATAACTATGGCAAGCCCTTCAAGAGCGGAGCGCATAAGCGTTAATTGGCCTTTAAGGTTATTGTTCATAGTATTGGCCATATGTTCTGACATGCCGTCGGCGTTGGAGACGGCGTCGGCCAATTTATTAAAATCATCCTCCGCCGCGTTCACAATGGCCAAAAACCCCGCCATAGCGTATTTTCCCGCTATTGACTGCGCGTTTACTGTTTTTTGCGCGTCCGTAAGCCCCTCGCAGCTTCTAACCCATTCGGCGGCGGCTTCCTTCCCCAATGCTGTCTGTATGGCTTGTTCCCTTTGCGCGTCCGTCATCGCTATGAACTCATTTTTCATGCTCTCCATAGCTTCTTTGCTGATTACCGATTCTAAATTCTGTCTTTTTTGCTCTTCCGTCATACCGTTAAACGCCGCGCGTAAATCAATCAGCACGTCTTTTAGCGGCCTCATCGACCCGTCAGCCTTTGTCGCGGATATAACTATTTCATCCATTCCCTTTACAACCGTAACCGCGCCTTTTGCCAATTCGGTAAACATTGTGCGCAGCGACGTACCGCTCATGCTCGCCTTTATGCCCGCGTTAGCCATTAAGCCGATAGCAAGAGCTGTGTCCTCAATCGAATAACCCAAAGCTCCCGCAAGCGGCGCGACATATTTAAACGATTCGCCCATCAAAGAGACGTTCGTGTTGCTGTTGCTTGACGCGGCGGCCAAAACGTCGGCAAAATGCCCCGCGTCTTTGGCTTTAAGCCCCATAGCCGTAAGCGCGTCTGTCACAATATCGCTCGTGCGCCCTAAGTTTTCCCCCGACGCGGCAGCGAGATTCATAATGCCCTCAATGCCGTTTAACATATCTTCCGTTTTCCAACCGGCCATAGCCATATATTCAAAAGCCTCGCCGCTTTCCGTAGCGGAAAATTTCGTCTTTATACCCATTTCTTTGGCCTTTTCGCCGAGCCGCGCCATGTCGTTCGCGCTCGCGCCGGAAATAGCGCCGACCTTTGACATCTGCGCCTCAAAATCGGAGCCCATTTTGATAACAGCCGCCCCGGCGGCCGCGAACGACGCCGCCATAGCGGCGCCTACGCCTTTAAAAACATTAGCCAATTTATCAAGCAAAGCAGCGTTCTTTTCGGCGGCGGCGCCCGTCTTGTCTAAATCTTTGTTTAATTCTTCCGTTTTGTCTCCCGTCTTATCTTCCTCTTTGCCTAATTCTTGCATGGCTTGAGTATTTTTTTTAAGCTCTCCTTCGGTTTTAGACAAAACTATTTGCGCGCTTGTAAGTTGTATTTGCCATTCTTTCGCCTGCGCGCTGTTAGCCCCGAATTTTTTTTCCGCGTCAGAAAGCGCGGTTTTCATTGATTCTATATTGATTTTCTGCTGTTTAACGGATTCGGCCAAAGCAAGCCCTTTGGCGGCATAATCGCTCAAAGACTTATTTGACGCGCCAAATTCCGTATTGACGAGTTTTAATTTCGTTTCAAACGATTTTAATTCCGAGCCAATATTAGCAAACGCGGACACAGCCTTATCCGCGCCCTTAGCGACAGTTTCGCCGAGCCCGTCCATAGCGCTTTTTAAACCCGCCGTATCTAATTCAGTTGTAATTTTAACCGTTCCGTCGGCAGCCATAATAACCCCTTATTTCACCTTATCCAAAACCTCTTTAATCGCTCTTTGTTCCTCGGCCGTATATTTAACAGGCAATTGCGCGGCGCGTTTCGCCCTTGACATCTTTAAATACGCCTCGCCCTTATAATCTTTTAAATCAATGAACCGCAGACGTATCTTTTTGGCGAACGCGCTGTCTTCCGACAAATTGTTAAGCATAATCTTAAACTTAAACCAATGCAAAAAACCGGCCTCCAACAGGTCAACGCCGTATTCGGCCAAAAAACTCGCGTAAATTTCCCGCGCGTCAAACTCGTAGCAAAACTGCTTTTCCGCGCCGCGCCCGCGTTTCGGCAAAACGCCGTCTGACCTGTCCGGCTCTTTTATAAACTCATAAAGCAAATCAAGCGCCTCGGATAAGCCGCCGGGTCTGCCGTCGCGGTAAAACCATTTTAAAGCCAAAGCCGTTTTGTGCCTCTGCAAAGCCTGTCCGTCTTCAAACAGCTTAATGATTTTCAAAACGGTTTTAAAATCGGCGTCAACATTAAAACGCTCCCCGCTTTCGCCTGAAACGAAAACGGGAAGCGCCTTTTCCTTTGAATAACACAAACTGAAATTACTCATAGCGCGTCATCCGCGCCGCCGTATTTTTCGGCCATATCGCCATTATAGCCCTCAACCGCCGCCGCGCATATCTGAGATACCAAATATACGGCGTTATTAATTCCAAGCGGCCTGCCTTTTGTTATTTCAGCCGTCGCGCCCTTGCCTAAGGCCTCGTCGATATAAGAAATAATATCTTTGATAGCGTCCGCTATTTCCGCGATTTTTACGCTTTTGGCCGCCTCGGGGTCGGCGAATCTCGCGTACTTTCTTTCAAAATCGGCGGCCTTTATAAATATTTCATCATCGCCTTTTTGAATGTCAAAGACAGCTCCGTTTATTTCAATCCGCCTTGTTTCGGGCGTAATACTGACCTTACGCATAAAAACACCTCCTACGGCGTCACGGCGGGCGTAAACGTCTTTGTCTCAATGTTAAACTGGCCTTCCGTAAAGTCGCCCACATTGTTTAAGTTGCCCGCTACATGAATAACCTCCGCGCCCGCGCCCGTAATGCCGGACACCTCTACGGCCACCTTAAAAAGCCGCGCCGGATGCGTATCGGCCACCGCCGGAGACATCTGCCTGAATAAGTCTACGCGCACATAATCAAACTCAGCCGAGCCGCCCTGCAATTGATTGCGCCCGACGTCATAAAGCGCCATAACCGCCTCTTCCGATTCTATTAAATCCGTATCGAACGGAAATTGCGTGTTATAGCCCTTTATAATAGACGTAGCGGCCTTGTCTGAAATATACGCCTTTGTGTCAATCTGCGCCGCCGGGTTTTCGTTAAGCGTATTAAAACCCTTACCCATAAGCACGTATCGCGGCGCCGCCGTTTTGCTCACGTTTAAATAATCCGCAATCATATTACGGATAATTGTGTTTGTGCCGTCAGCCATGTTTATACCTCCTCGATATAAGTAAACTTAGCGTAAAACTGATACTTAGCGACGCCGTTTTCATAACGCATAGCCAAAGACGGCATGTCGCTTAAATTCTCCAATTTAACAAATTTGCACTTTTCCCCGAAATCGGGGTAATTGCGCGCCCGCTCCTGCTCTGTAAGCCAGTCCTGCCATTTGCGCAGCATAAACATATTGTCCGTGTTGATGGCGTCCGGCGCGTCGGAAACGGCAAGCAGCGCCTGAAACGCGAACGTATACTCCTTAATCGCCGTGCCGTCAATATACGTCTTAACGGCTTTATCCGATATAACGGGCGATATGGAGCACTCGCCGTTTTCGCCGCCTAAAAAATCAAACAGCAGACGCCCCGTCAAAAACGGGTTTTCCTTAGCCCAATCCTGCAAAGCCAATTCTTTATTGACCGTCATTTTTAACCGCCCCTGTTTATAAAAGCCTGTACGTCGCGAATTAAAACATCTTTTAACCCCGCGCCGACAGCCGCCCTGTCCCAAAGCGCGGACGCGAGAGGATGTTTGTCCGTGCGGAAACGTAAATGCGTCCCATAATAAACCCGCGCCGCGTAAGGGGCTTTATGGTGAATCACGCCCTTGCCGCCCTCAACGTAAATATCTACGCCGTCAAGAGCCAAAAGCCCCGTATCGCGCGGCACAAACTTAGTAAAAAGGCGATGCCATGAAGAGGCCATAAAAAGAAGCGTCCTATTGCTGCGCAAAACCTTTTCGGCAATAATCCGATTAACGGGATTGTTCCACTTAAACGCAACGCTTGCGTTATGCGGCATATCTACACCCCCTCAACTTTGAAATGCCTGCCGCGTTTTGTAAACGTGTTATCGCGAACAGTTTTTATTACAAAAACATTCGGCTTTAATACGTTAATAACATCGCTTTTCCGAAAAGGCTCCGCGCCTGTTATTTCTATGGAATTATCGCCTAACGCTATAACATCGCCTTCTTGCAGCGTAAAATAAGTGTTTCTGCCGTTTTGACCCGCAGTAACGCTCTGCGCGCCCATGTTGAATTTCAACAAATTAAACCTATTGCCCGTTCTTTCTTCGCTCTCTTCGTTTAATCTGTTCCATTCAGCCGGATGTTTGTACAATTCGCAAAGCGGGATAATAACTTCCTGCGTGTTTTTTATAACAACTCCATCAGAGACTATCAGCCGTATTACTGTAGTGTCATACTTGCATAATACGGGCAAAACGTGCCTGTAATAGACCTCCGGGGATTGCTTGTCGTCAGGGTCGCGCCATTTATTCCAAACAGTAATTGTTTGATTACACGCCAGCATTTTCAAACCCTCCGGAATAGTTGTTCCCGCGTGAAAAATGTTGAGCATATGGTTATAAGCGCGTTTTGGTATGCTTCAGAGCCGCTCTCGCCGTCAGCGTATGTTTCGGAGTACCCATTGTTAGTAAAGGATTTTATCGGCAAACCCGCCTCGCCTATCGCTTGAGTATAATGTGAAAACATCAACTCGGCGATTTCGCATATGCCGCGCTTGTTGCGCTCTGCTAACGCCGCGTCCGCGTCCGCGTCATTGAGAAAGTCAACAGTCACGCGGCCGAGCGTTAGCGCTTCAGCCAAAGCTCCCGCTCTGTAGATAAAACGCGGGAATTTGTCCGCCGGTATTGCGCTATACCCGAAAGATAAATACTCCCGGTAAGTTACGAACATGCTATTCGCCCGCCTTTTTAGCCGTCTTGCGTTTAGCGCCGTCAAGCGGCGGCTCGGCGGCGATCGCCGAGCAATCTTCGCCGGTTAGTATAACAAACCGTTCCGGGTCAGCTCTCCAGCTTTCAGTAACTATAATATCGTTACTGTAAAGTAAGTTCCCCGTTAGTTTATCTTGAACCTTCATAATCGCACCTCTTAAGCGGCAAGCTTAACTATTAAGTCGGGCGTAACGGCCTTCACGCCGTAATAGAAAAATAACGATACCGCCCATGCTTCGGATAAAGGTATTTTTTCGGCGGCGTACGGCCGCGGCAACACCGGCATGGCGACTGAACCGTCTACTTGGCAAATAGCCTTAACGGAGGCCGGCAAATACACCGATGAAAATATTCTGACGCCGTGGAACGTCTGAATCGCTTCCGGCTCAGTGGTAATATGCGCGTTATTCGCGCCCTTATCAAGATACGTTCTGAGCTGACCGTAAAAATTAGGCTGACAAACGACGCTGATAATATCGCGGTCGACGCCGTCAACGTATAAATTATTCGTCGTCTCGACTTGCTGAATGAGCGCTTCCGTAATACCCTCAATTTCCGTTAAGGCCGTTGATAAAGCCGTGCCGTTATCGGCCGCTTCTTGAAAAAACGCGCGTTCCAATTCTCTGATTAAGGTTTTTTCGTGATTAGCCGAGCGGCGCGTTAAAAGCCCGTCAACGCCGTAAAGCATAATATCTTTTTGCTCTATTTCCTCTACAATTTCACGGTCGCGGTTGATTTGAACAACAACCGGCTTAGCCTTCATGTTATCGCCCCTGCCGCCCGTTCTCGCGGTACCGTAAACTTTTGACTGCGCGTTGGCGAATCGTTTCGCCTCAACTGAGCCTGAGGTAGGGTCGCCGGATAAATCCGTATTTTTAAGAATATTGGACAGCGTGCCCTTTTGAATATTCTCTATAGCATTTCCATGTTTGACTTGCCATCTGCGAGCCGAAACGACGAACGCTCCAACGGCGTTTTGGCGAAGTCTGAGGGCTTATGTCAAACGGAAATGCTCTATGACTTTCCCGTATAGCTCTTGAAGAAAGTCTTGCCCTGCGGGGTCTTGTAAAATGGATAATGAGGGAATTCTTGTTGTGTCGGGCATTTTAATCTCTCCTTTGAAATAAATTTAATATGCGCTCCGAAACAAACCATATCGCGTTTTTGACTTTGGCAATAAAATATATTGACCCGTACGGTCAAAACTCCGTACGGCGCAAATATGGAGCCTTTTAGAGCGTCCTGTGGGTTAAATGACAAGCGGCACGGCTTTCGGCGCGGGCGTTCCGGCGTTTCCGGGCGCGGGATTCGTTCCGCCTACCGCAGCGGGCGGTTTCGTCATATTGCTGTCCCCCGCCGCGAAAATATCCGTCCGGTCTTTCCCGTCCTCGCCTTTTATAAGCATACCGAATATATCCTTGCGGTTTTTGCCCTCATAGGCTTTATCCGCAAGCGCCGCGTTTAGCTTTGCCTCAAAAGCCGCCGCCGTTTCGGGGGTGACAAACCTTTTGCCGAGCCCGCCGAAAAATTCTTTGGTTTCGGCCTCGCGTTTAAGTTTAGCAAGCTCCCCCGCATGCGCCGTTTCAAGCTCTTTATGCTTCGTTTCAAGCTCTTTGAGCTTCGCGGCATGGGTCTTTGCAAGCTCGGCCAGTTCCGCCTTGCTTTTTTCGTCAACGCCGGAACTTGACTTAATTTTCTCATCAAGCTCTTTTATTTGCGCCTCGCGTTCCGTAAGTTTCTCGTTGAGCGGCTTAACCGCGTCGGCCACGGCGGCGGCAAGAACGTTTTTTGACTTTTCCTGTTCCGTTTGCAAAGCCTTTCCATGCTCGGCCATAACAAAATCAATTTGTTCTTTGGTGAGTCCCTGTGTTTCCAAGTCTTTCCTGTGCATAATAACCTCCGTAACGTTTTTGTAAACGCGGCAACGAACCGCGAAAGATTTTTCGACCGTTTTACGTCTAATCAACTGACGGCGACCGAAAGAAATCGGCGCGGTAAAACCGCGTTTTTCGCCGCAAGGCGAAAAATCGTGAGCAATAAAAAAGACGCCTGTCAGAGCGTCTTGGGGTGATGTGTTTAGTTGTTGCAAAGCGCGGGATTGCGCAAAATTAGCGCTTTGCGTTTTGCCGGCTTAAACAAACCGGTCTAATTGTATTCGGCCATAACCTTTTCATAAAGACCGTCTATTTTACTCTTAAAACAGCCGCTCGGCTCCCGTTCGCCGCTTAACCAGCTTGCAACGCTTGAGCTTTCAACGTCAAACAACGCCGCAATTTCTTCAACCGTCCAATTTTTCTCTTTCCTTATCGCGCTTAGCTTTGACGGATACCCGTCTTTTGAAAACTCGTCTTTTTCCGCATAAACGGCGGTAACTTGCGGCAGCCTTTCAGGATAACGTTTATAATCGTTCGTATAAATATACAGAGCGTCGCTTGCGCCCGCTCTTTCCAAATGCTTTTTTATAACGCTTATCAATTCCCATACGCATTTGCCGTTTAAATAGGGCAGATAAAGCAAATAAGGCGTTAAACGGTCGTCATAAACCCCCGCCTCTATATCGTCGCACACGCGCAAACATTCGGTTAAATCGACGGTTATATTCTCTGCCCTTAACATATCGCTATAAGAAAGCCGCGCCTCACGCCGCAGCGCCTTTATTTTTTTGCTTAAAGGCAGCGTGTCAAAACGGGTTAGTTTGTGGTTGTGCATGGTTTTTACCTCGCTTTAATAAAATTTTTAGTTTTAAATCACGGTAAAACATCTCTAATGCCTTTTGCGGCTTTATACAACCTCTGCATTATTGAGTTTTCCGTCAAATACTCAAGCCCTTTAAGCGTAATACGAACGCCGTCATTATTTATACGTATGTCGCCCGTAATATCCTGACGAACAGAAACGCCTTTAACAAGCCCTACATCAACAATCATTTCCATATATCTGTTCCAACGCTCTTGCGAAACGCCTAATTCCTCGCGCCCGATTTGCTTGACGTCAAACTCAGGGCAGTCCATAGCCGCCTCTAATGTGCGCAATATTTTGTAAATGGCTTTGAAGTTGTCCATAATTTCACCTCGCTTTGCAATAAAAAACCCGCGTTAGCGGGTTTATGGTAGTTTATTTTAAGTTAAAAATAATTTATCCTGTTGCGATAAATCTTTTTTTTGGGCAATTTTCTTTAAAAATTACTCGTAATAAATGCTGCCTAAGCCATTTTGCGCGGTATCCGTCATCGTCAAACGTCGCTGTCTTTAATGTCTTAAATTCTTTAGTTTGCAGAAAACACTCTATTTCGCCATCGCTAATAGGCGCCTCAAAATCGTCGAAGTCAGTAACATCCGAACTGTAATTATAGACAACACGCTCTGCGTCCTTTTCTTTTAATATTAGCATACTATTCATTGATTTTATGCTCCTTTTTAAAAGCTTCCCACCAATTATGGTATCTATTGGCTATATTATGCGCTCTTTTATAATTATACCCGTGGACTTCCATTTGCACAAGCTCTACATATTCATGCTTCAAAAGCATTACGTCAGTTTCCGTATGCTTGCCTTGCACCAACCTATTCCATGCCTCTGCTTGGTAAATGTCTGAATCAAATCTGCCAATTTCGCCGCTTCCTAAATCGTGTTCTTTGAAAAACATATGCTGCCTTATTTCTTCAACAGCTTTTTCGGTAAATTGAGTGTTTGCCGAAATTTTTTTAGCGTCATCAGCGTGTTTGCGTATTTCTTCATAAAGCAAATCAGCGCGTTTTTTGTCAAAACCGTCAGCCGCTCCCGCGCCTTTTCGTCCACCCATATTTATTATACCACTTTTCCCCGCCGTTTGTAAACCGCCTCCGCTCTTCGCCATCCCCACCGCCCTTTTCGGATTAACCTGCAACCCAACGGCCTTGCTAAACTCCTTATAACTCCCATTCAACATCCGCAGCTTAATCCGCGCGTTCTGCGCCGCCTGTTTATTCCCCGCGACCTGAAACCCATTAACCAAATCCTTTTGCTTCCTAATAGCCAATTCATACCGTCTCTGCTTCTGCTGCGCCTCGTAAGCGTTGTATCCCTTGCCCTCAAACTCATGCGTTTCCGCTTCCCTGCGCTCTAATTCCTGTAACTGCTCTTTTGTATAGGCGGGTGTTGAAATNCCCAAAATAATCGGGAAACTCCTGTGGTAACAGTTAGGTTCCTCCATAAGCGGCAGAATGTCCCTATAATAATCCCTTTCGGAAAACTGCTGCCCGCCGAAATCGTGCGTCGGTCTGTGTCCTGAGTGATAGGTTATCTCATAACCGTCCGCGCCAAATTCCTTGCCTATTATTTCTGCCTGCGCCCGCGATAAACTGGCCATACCGCCCAACAGATTCATCCTGACGGAGGAATCAATCCGCCTGCTGTAACCGCTCGCGTAATCTACCGTTCTGAGGCCGTTAGCGGCCAATTCCTTAACGGCGCTTCTCATTGCCGAATAAAAGTCCGTCTGACCCGTTTTAGCCGATAACACGGCGTAATCAATTGTTTTTTGATAGTATTCGGCAAGGGGTAAAAAAGAGCCGCCGATTTTTATATCGCCGGAAGCCATAAAGCCTGTTGTTTTGCTGAAATTAACAAAGCTGTCATGCGTGGCTTGCGATATTTGTTCCGTAAGCTCCCGCAGCGGCTCATTTTGCGAAAACGGCCTCGGCGGGCGTTTGCCTAAAATGTTATAGGTCTGCGCGTATTCCGTTTCGGCGGCCGTCTTGAATAAATCATAAATTTCTTGTTCAGACCGTGAAACCGTATCGGCAATATCCTTGCGCATACCGTCTAAGTTAAACCCCACGCGCCGCAGTTCGTCCAATCTGTGAACGTCCGTCGCCGTAAGTTTGCCAATGTCGTTTATATGCGCGGCTATTCTTTTAATCAAATCCCGCTCCAACCGTTTAAAAAGCTCCCATAAAGGCGCGGCGAGCGCGTTTAGCCGTTCTTGGGACAGCGCCATAACATCAATCCCTCATTAGGTTTTCGCTCTCCGGCATCATCTTTTTCGCCTCTTCCTCCGTTACGCCATACTTCTTGGCGATATATATTTCAGGCCGTATAAGCCCGCTCGCCGCGTCCTCGCGCATTTCTTTCAAGACGGCCTCCGTGTCGGTTATCACGGAATCGTCAAATTCAGCCGTAACCTCATAATCCGGCGGCGTCTGCGGATATTTAAGCCATACGCCTATCGCGTAAACCGCGCCTTTTAAACACTCTACAAGATTCTTTTGGTTTTCGGTAACAAGCACGTATGTGCGCTGTTTGGACATTTTAACATCCGTGGCCGTTCTAGTTACTTGCTCAACGTCCGATATTGTCCCGTGCGCCAAGCCGATACAGTCTTCAATTTCCCGTTTGTATTCGTTCAAGGCCGCGAGATATTTTTCAACATATATTTCGGGGCTGTAACTCTCAAAGAACTCAACGCCGTTTTTGGCGTCAGTCCGCAGCTTTATATAATAATCGTCTTCAAGGTAAGGAAGCGCCCCGCCGCCCTTTACGGCAAGCTCCGAAACGTATTGCTTGGCTTCTTTTACTCTAAACTCGCGCAGCATCGCGGACAGCCCCTCGTCCGCCCGCTGTATCGCGTCGGCGGCTCTCGCGTAAATCGAAATGCCCAATGCGCTTTTCGTATCAACGTTGTTTGAAACGGCGGGTTTAAAATAGCCGAACAGCGGGGCTTTAACGTTGTGCAGCTCCAATTCTTTTTCCAAATCAGCCCACGGGGTAATGTTTGAGTAATCGTTTATTACGTTTCCTATGCCGCCTTTTTCATCCGAGCGCCGAACCTCGTTCATTATCAAATAACGGCTCGCGGCTTCGTCAAATTTATGGTATTCCTGCCTAACGTACCAAGCCTCTTTCCATTTCAGATAATCCCGAAAAATTATTTCCAATATTGTGCCGTCCGTTGAAGCGCTTAGGATAGAAAAATCGGACGGCTGCGCGAAGTCCACGCGCACCGTCCCGTTTTGTGCAAACGGTTTCATAATCAAGCCGCCGAGCGCCAAGCCGTATTCTATTTGATTGCGCAAGCCTTTCATTATCTCCCGCTGATAGATTACGTCAACGGCTTCATCGTCAACCGAGCTTTTTATCTCTAAAGTGATAAGGCGGGAAATTTCAGCGGCGATTGTAGCGGCAAGGTTTAAACTCTTAACGCATTTTCTTGTCCACGGCGCTTGATTAAGATACATTTGCCGCCACAACTGCTGACTGTTTATCACCGCCGAAGCGGTTTGTTTTATTTCGGGGATTCCCTTGTTTCCCGCAATCATACTTTTCACCTTACTTATGGCGTTTTGTATTATTCCCATATTTATCACTCTCGGATTATATAGCTCATATATCTTTCTATGCTGTATTCCCAAGCGTCGCCTGAGTCAACGTCATAGCTGCCGTCATCAAGCCGCTTATCGTCCGCCGATTTAGGGTCATACGCCGCGCAGCGGAAAAACTCGGCTGTGTTTTCACATTCCCGCGTTAAAAACAATCGCCGTCGCGCCATAAGCGACGTGGTAAAACGGATTCTGTCAAGTATCGGTTTTTTAACGCTGTTGCGCACGGCGGCGTCTGTTTTTTGTCTCAGCAAATTTATAAGCAACTGCTCCGCGCTGTCGGCGTAAACGTCGTCAACGCGCCCATATCGCCGTTTTATCCTCTCAATGAACGCCGCCGCCCAATCGCAAACGTCCTCAGGCGTGGTGTCCCGCGCCGAATGATATTCACTCGCAAGGATAACGACATATTCAAAATCGGAAGTAACCGCCGTAGCCGCGAAAGCGTGACCGGATAAATTGCCGCCCCAGTCAATGCCGACGTTAATATATTCGACGCCGCGCGGCTTGCCGTTTATCGTTATCCGCGCGGTTTGCGCCGTTTTTATTATGCTTTCGTTCTCTAAGTAAAACTCCGCCTCGTTTTCAGTGAACGTTTTGTAAATCGCGCCCTCGGCGCGTTTCCACAGGCCTAAAATGTAACGGTCGTAATACACGCCCGAATACTCTTTTTTAAGCTGCGCTACGTATTCGGGGTCAAGGAACGTATTGTCGTCAATGACAAACTTCCATTGCGCCAAGTCAATTTCGCCGTTATCGAGATAATTCTTTTTAATATAATGCTTTGGCGCGTCCGGGTTAGCCGTGGCGTAAAGCCGCGCGTCCGGCAAGCTCAAACGCGACAGCAGCATATTAACGAACGATTCCGGGAACAGCGTTATCTCATCGCAATAAGCCCCGCCGAGCGTCATGCCGCGTATTTTCTGCTCGCTTCTTTCGTCGTTTGCGCCCTCTAAATAAACCTTGCGCCCGTAAAGCCGACCCTCTTTGTTTGAAGCGGTATACGAAAAATCGCCGCCGCATAAGTCGCCCAATAAACCCAAACAGTTACGCTTTAAAGCGGTTATGGTTTTCCCGCAGAGCAAAAATTCATAGTTTGGCGGGCAAAGCCCCGCAAACCAAGCGAATTTTAACAGGCTTATCCACGTTTTACCGCTTCTTACGCTGCCGGTCAGAAAATTAAGGCGTTTGTCTTTCGCCAATAAAAAAACGGATTGTTTATCCGTTATCGTTTTATAACTCATTTTTAACCTTAGCAGATTATTTGCTGTTATTTTGCAATTCGTTCAACACATCAAATATTTTGGGTACAGGTTCGCTTTTTTTCGCGGTTTTGGCTTCGCTTTCGGTCAAAGCCCGCAAACTGTCCTCTGTGCGCCTTATCTCGGCTTGAATGGCTGTAAGCGCTTTCTCGAAACGTTCTAATGCGTCGCGCCGCGTTTCTTTTTCTTGGCTGATGCTAATTACTCTTGTTGTTTCCTTGCCGTTTTCGTTTTGGTTTCCCGTCGGTTCGACGTGCGCGATTACGTGACGCGGAAGCATTTCCTCGCCTGAACGTATGGCGTTTATATCCTCAAACAATCTGCTCTCCCTTACCCGCAACGTGGCAAGCAGTTGCATAAGCGATTCGCGCCGTTGACCGATTTGCTCAAACGTATCGTAAACAATGCCCTTTTCCTTATCGGTTAAAAGGTCGCCGTATATTTTCATATACGCGCCGGTAATAACGCTGTATGAATTGCCCGCCGGAGCGCCTTTTGCGTTTCGGTTTCCGACCTGCGCGCCGCGTTTGCGGTTTGGAGCGGTTAAGTTTTCGTTTGTAGCGTTTTTTGTAGCGTTTCGTTTATCGTTTGTAGCGTTTTTATCTTTTTTTTAACCCATTTATCCCTACATTTCCAAGTCCTTATTTTTGATTCCGCTATACTTAACCTTTCGGCAATGTCGCATAAATTAAGGTTTTCGTCTGATTGTTCCCATAACTCGCGGGCGTGTTCCCGCGCAGGGTCACGCGCTCGCGGCATGGCTATCACTCCCTTATTCGTCAGTTTCAAATACCGGCTTGCGCCAAACAAAAAACCGCCTCAAACTGAAACGGTTTTTATCCACGTTTACTCAATTTTCCGATATGAACAAAAAGCCATTTTATGTAAACGGCACAATATCCTTTACCCCTTTAGCCGCGTTATACAATCTTTGCATTATTGAATTTTCCGTTAAATATTCAAGCCCTTTGAGCGTGATACGAACGCCTTCATTAATTACATCTGTGCTTCCTGTGACATTTTGCCGAATTCTAATGCCCTTAACAAGCCCGACATCAGCAATCATTTCCACGTACCTATTCCGGCGTTCTTGCGAAACGTCCAATTTTTCAGGCCCTATTTCATTAATGTCAAACTCCGGGCAGTCCATAGCCGCCTCTAATGTGCGTAATATTTTGTAAATGGCTTGAAAGTTATCCGTTTTCTTGCTCATATTTTACCTCAATTTAATAAAACCCCGTCTGCCGGAAATCAATTTATAATTTATAAACCCCGCAAATGATTACGGATTGCCGTCAATGGTTAGCTGTTCCTCGTCCTCGTTAATAATTTCTAATGTGCCATTAGCTTCCGCTTCAAACAAGGCTTCCGTTTCTTCAAATTCTCTGCGTACATCGTCTGGTGCACCGGGCAATAGCACATAACCAAGCTGGCCGTTTGGCTTATTTCTTACCCACGGATTGTTCGTATAAATTCTGTCGAAATTTTCTTCCCCTATATACATACTATTTCCTCCAATGTTTCATAAGCAATTTACTTTCCGCGTTTGCCTTTTTGCCATAAACAAGAACGTTCTTAAATGCCTCCGCCATTGCTTCGGATTTTGCTCTTGTCGCATATCTTGATATTTTATTTGCAAAGCTGAGTTCAGTGGCTCGCGGATTGCTGCGTTTATATTCACTATAAGCGTTTTTAAATGTGGTGTCAACATCGTTAAAACCCTTGCGCTGTTTTATTTGCAATGCGTGTCCGACTTCGTGCGCCATTGTCTTTTTCAATTCCTGCGGGTTTTTTACAATATTTTTATTTATCGTTATTTTCTTTTGGCTTTCCTTATATACCCCCGATGTATTGCTTGGCTTCATGGTTGCCACAGTGACCTTGTTCAATTCGTTATATATCTGCCCTTCTAATTCCGGGAATTGACGAACGGCTTCATTTTTGGCGCTTGTAAACGCGCTTACTACTTTCCCGCTTGCCGTGATTTCGTTTGTTATCTTAACATTTACTAATTTATCGCTCGGAATATTTCCTCCGCCGCCCCCGCCGCCACTGCTTCCTTTAGGCATACGCTCACCCCTTTGTATATTTATGCGGTTTAATCTGTTCAAACTCAAAAAATTCTTTCAAAACAGCCGTTTCTGAATCGCTTGCCTTAATGAATAGCTTGCAAGGTTTTAAAACGTCTATCAGGCAGGATAAATCCAAAATAGCCGTTTCTTTATCCATACGGCTGTTTGTAAACGATGTTGCGAGCGTCGTGTTTTTTGGTATTCCCATAAAACAAAAATCATATAAATGACCTACGGCCCACGACAAAGAGGGAATTATGTTAATCCCGCGCTTTTGCCAATACGCGCCTAACCATTGGCGGCGGTAATGATTCCATAAATGCTGCGCTTTCGGCATATCGGTATAGTTTGAAAAATCAGGCGTTACCACGGCGGCGCAATCTTTAAACAGGCTTATATATTTATCAGGATTACGCCACACCACCTCAAACTGATAATCCTCTATGTAAAAATGGATTGCTGTTTTTGCCCTGTTTTTAATCTGTTTTTTATTATTAAAATCATTCCACTCAATGCCGTCTAATCCGTCGGTAAACGGCTTTAAACGCGGTATGCCCCATTCGTTTTGTTCGCATACGACCATTTTAAAAAGGTTATCCAAAGCCTTGCCGCGTAATTCAAGCCTGTCTTGTATTCGTTTTTTCAGCCGCTCAATTTTGCTTTCTTTATTTTCCCTGCCGCCAAATTCAAGGTTTTCAAAATCGAAACTGCCAAATTCAAAATCCTCAAATTCAAAATCTTCAAAATCAAAGTTAAGGTTGCGTTCAATATCAAGGTTAATCCCGAAATTAAAATCATTAACCATATCCGCCCGCATAAAATAATCGCCAATAAAAAAGCGCCCGCGTAAGCAAGCGCCTTGTTGGTTTCAATGAGTTTAAATCACGTTAATATAATAACACATCTGAATGTTCAAAAATGTTCAGACTTTAAACTTTTTATCAATTTCGCTATTGCCGACATATTTATGTTGTATACGCTCGAACGCGAATAATGCGTTATTTTGCAAACCTTATACCACGACCGCCCATTAATATAATATTCCCTCAAAACCACCCGCTCCCTATCCTCCAGCCCCTCAATGGCCGCCTCC